CATGCTAGAAGCAGCCTATATTAGAAATGGTGTGCTTAATAAACCTCAGTATACAATCACAGATGACGTAGGATCAAGAACAAGAATGACGTTTGGAACTATTGCCGCAGCTACCTCGTCAGTTGTTTTCAATAGATTTACAGACTACATGAAGTTTACTAACATGCTGTACGGTGGTTTTGATGGATTTAACGTTCTCGATAGAGATCAAAGAAAAATGAATGACAAGGCTTCTTCTGTCGATTCGGGTGGAAAAGCAGCAGGAGATGACAAAGGGTACATAGGTCTTTCAGTAAGTTCATCACCAGGCGCTGGAAAAGACAATAATATAATAAATTCTTACAGGACAGGGATTAAGATTCTTACCGATCCTTTCGCATCTAGAGTCAATATTGTCACAATTCCAGGAATAAGAGACAGCTATGTAACAGACTTTGCCATCGAAAAGACAAAAGAGTACAGCAAAGCTATCTATTTAATGGATATGCCTGCATACGACGATAGTTTAAATAGACTTTACGATGATGCAACAACACGTCCTCATGTAAGAAAAACAGTTGAACAATTTGAATCAAGAGCACTTGACAGCAATTATTCAGCTACATATTTCCCAGATGTTATTATAGAAGATGAGCAAACAACAGAAGCTGTTAACGTTCCTCCTTCAGTTGTTGCTCTGGGCGCATTAGGTTACAATGATAGAATATCTTTCCCATGGTTTGCTCCAGCAGGCTTCAATAGAGGTTCTTTGGATACTGTGCTAAACACTGAGGTAAGACTTACTGCTGAAGATAGAAATATTTTGTACGAGGCGCGTATTAATCCTATCGCAAACTTTCCTGACGGTGGTTTTGTAATATTTGGACAAAAGACACTTCAGCAAGCAAAATCTTCACTAGACAGAGTCAATGTTAGAAGAATGTTGCTAGAAGTAAAGAGGATAGTTTCAGATATTGCAAACGGATTAATCTTTGAACAAAACACACCTCAAACTCGAGCAAGATTCTTATCACTCGTCAAGCCTAAGCTTGCTTCAATTCAAGGAAATCAAGGCATTGATAGTTTTAATGTTATCATGGATTCTTCAAACAATTCCAACGAAGACATTGAACAAAATAGACTTAATGGAAAAATTGTTGTTGTCCCAACAAGAGCTGTAGAATTTATTGCAATTGATTTCATTATTACAAATTCAGGCGTGAGTTTTGAATAATTATAAAGGATACATGGAGAATAAAACATGGCAGAATTAACAGGAAAATCAGCAGGCGTCGGTACTAGAGAGATTGACCTATCAGGACCTATACCCACTGGGCCTGCTGGCGTCCCCGCTGGAATTATAGGAACTTCTAATGAAGGGCCTGCTTATGTCCCTCTCACTTTTGCAACTTATGGGCAGTATAAAGCTACTTACGGATCTTCAGATGGTTTAAAGTATGGACCTATTGCAGCTAGTGAGTGGCTTAAGAGTGCTCAAGCTCTGACTTATGTTAGAGTTTTAGGCATCGGAGACGGTAAAAAAAGATCTTCTTCTACAGGAAATGTTACTCGTGCAGGATTTGTTGTCGGAGAAAAACAAGTACAAGCTGATGGAATTGTAGGGCACAACCCCTATGCTAATATCGGCGGAGAACCTGGAAGAACTTATTTCTTAGGCTGCTTCATGTCAGAATCAAATGGTTCGACAATATTTAGTTCTCCGGAAATACAAAATGCAACCAATTCTGTTCCAATTCTTCGTGGGGTAATTCTTGCTGCGTCTGGCGTTGTTTTGTCACTTAGCGGAGCAAAAGGTGTAACGAATACAGCACCCGACGCAGCCGCTGTTTCTTCTACTGTTCGTGGATACACAACTGGATCCGTCGTGTTAAGCTCAGGAGGCAGTGATTTTGTTCTCTTTATGAATGGTTATAAAGCCACAACGTCTAATCCTTCTGCAATTACAGCTTCTTTTGATATGCATTCGCCCAATTATTTTCCAAATGTTTTAAATACAGATCCTTTGAAGCTCGAACAGAAAGGTCACGTATTATACGGGAAGTACGATGTTCATCCAGCATTGGCTGAAGTTACTGGTGCTGGAACTACAACTCCTGGAACCGGTTATCCAGAGCAGGCTGCATTCATACTTACGTCTTCTATTGGAAGAAATACTGCATCCGGAAACGTTCCTGTCTATGAATCATTTCAAGATAGATTTAGCAATGCTTCTTCACCATATGTAATTTCACAAAAGTTTGGTGCTGCGCCTTACAACCTATTTAAACTTGAAACACTTTCAGACGGCGCTGGTGTTTCTCATAAATTTAAGTTTTCTATACAGAACATTGTTAAATCAACATCTGCAACTGATAAGTTTGGAACTTTTGATTTAGTTTTAAGAGATTTTTATGATTCTGATGATGAGAAAAAAGCTCTAATAACTTTTAGTGGGCTTTCTTTGGATCACTCTTCGCCAAGATTTATCGGAAGAGTTATAGGAGATAAAAAGATTTTCTTTAACTTTGATACTGATAATGAATCTCAAAAAATTGTCGTTGAAGGATCACATAATGTTACAAATAACTATGTTAGAGTTATTCTTTCTGATGAGTTAAAGAATAAAGAAGTTCCTGATGAAGCACTTCCAGTTGGATTTAGAGGTCCTAGACACCTCTTAACATCCGGATCTTTGTTAGCTAGTCCTGTCGTCGGAAGTGACTTGGTAATAAGTGACATGCACAGAAGAATAAGAGAACCTGCTGTGCCTTTCAGAGAGACAATTTCTCAAGGCACTGGATTTACAAAACGCGTGGATGTCAATTTACACTGGGGAATTCAAACCAATATTAAAACATCAGCTACAAAACCAAATCTTGTATCTGCCTTTGATACGACTTTTGAAACTATTTCAAAGTATTTTCCGACGCACAGAAAAGATTCTTTCAATTTTTCAGAAGGTGACAACGCCGGAGTCGCTGATGCTTTAGGGACTATTAGAGACTCAGATAGATTCAATCACAATAAGTTTACACTTGAAAATATTCAAGTAAGAACAGGATCTTCTGGTTTGGCTGATCCGGATCAGTGGCTTAGCGCATCATACGTCAGAAATGGAGTGATTGCTGTTAATGCAACTAACAAGACAAGAGGATTAACTATGGATGACTTCGGTGTGGTATCTAATAGAAAATTCTTGAAGTTTACAGTTCCGTTACAGGGTGGTTTTGACGGTGTTAATATCTTTAACAAAGACCAACGAGACTTAGAAAATAACGCTGCTAAGAGAGAAATTGACGATGAACTAAATCAAGGAGGAACATCTGGGCCTACAATTTCAGCTTATAGAAAAGCTTTGGATATAATGGGTTCTACTTCTGACGTTGATATTCAACTTCTTTCAATTCCTGGAATTAGACATGAAGCAGTTTCTGATTATGCTATTTCAACAGTTGAAAATAGATTTGATGCGATGCTTATCACAGATATTGAAGAAAGAGATCAGTTCAACACTGTTATTACTTCATCTGCACAGAAGCCACACGTTGCAAACACAGTTACAGCCTTCAAGAATAGAATTTTAGACTCTTCTTTTGCAGCAGCTTATTTTCCAGACGTAACTGTTGAAGACCCAGATACACGTGGTCTGGTAACAGTTCCTCCATCAGTTGTCACAATAGGTGCTTATGCACTTAATGATAAAATAGGTCATCCTTGGTTTGCTCCTGCTGGATTTACTAGAGGCGCACTTAGAACTGTTGAATCAACAAGTGTTAGACTCAATAGAACAAATCTAGATGATCTATATGATGCAGACATCAATCCTTTGGCTCAATATCCAGGTAAGCCACTTGCTGTGTGGGGCCAAAAGACGCTAATGGCAAACGCATCTGCTCTTGACAGAGTAAATGTTAGAAGGCTATTAATCGATGTTAGAAGAAAAGTTAGAAATATTGCTAATACTCTTCTATTTGAGCCTAACAGAAGCGAGACATTAGAGAAATTCTCTAACTTAGTCAATCCGATCTTGCAATCTGTACAAGATGCACAAGGTGTTGATAGATTCAAGGTTATCATTGACACCACAACAACGACGCAGGCTGACGTTGAAAATAACACAATTAGGGGCAAGATCTATTTGCAGCCTACAAGAGCAGTAGAATTTGTTGCTCTCGACTTTGTTGTCACAAATGCTGGAACAACTGTCTAGTAAGAACTATATATTATAACAGGAGAATTAAATGGCAGAGACACTATCAGTCACAGATATGCTTCCCAATAAGTTTGAACCTAAAAGAAATTATCGGTGGGTTCTTGCAATTGAGGGTATTGACTCTTTCTTGGTAACGTCAGCAAATAGACCCAATGTAAACATTGGTGAAAAGAAGATTGAGTACATCAACAGCTACAGAAGAGTTGCAAGTAAACTTGAATTTCAAAATTTATCTATTAAGCTTCACGATCCAATTGCTCCTTCAGGCGCACAGCAAATGATGGAGTGGATTAGAACACATTACGAGTCTGTATCCGGTCGTGCTGGTTATGCTGATTTTTACAAACGTGACATTCAGCTTAAGATGCTTGATCCAATTGGTACAGTTATTGAACTTTGGGACATCAAAGGCGCGTTTTTAACAAGTGTCAACTTTAATACACTCGACTATACAAGTGATGACATCATGTACATAGACGCTACAATTAGCTTTGACAACTGTGTACTTCAGTTCTGATTTAAAATAAGTTTTACTCGAAAATTAAACAACCGTATACTTAATACGGTTGTTTTTTTATGGAGTAAATATGTCAAATCAAGAAGTTACACCTGATCATGGTCAGATTATGCGTCAAAATGTTATGAAAGATGAGTTTGGTTGGGAAGTCCCTATTGAGTCTATTCCTATCCCTACTAAAGGTGTCATATATGATCCTAATAGCACACTTTATAATACTTCGACTCTTCAAATAAGATCAATGACTGCTAGAGAAGAAGATATTTTAGCTTCTCCTGCTTTTCACAAAGAAGGCACAGCACTCACACATCTTATTCAGTCATGTCTTATTGATAAGTCTGTAAATTGTGAAGAAATGATTAGCGGCGACAGAATGGCATTGATGATTGGTATTAGAGTCACGGGTTATGGTCCTGAATATCATGCATCGAGTAATTGTCAATCTTGCGGAAAAAATAATGATTTTGTTGTGGACTTGACAACAATCCCTATTAAAAGATTAAGCATAACTCCGATTGAAGCCGGAAAAAATGAATTTCAGTTTACACTTCCTGTGACAAAGAAAAAAGTGAATTTTAAGTATGTTACTGCAAAAGAAGAAAGAGAGAAAAATATAGCATCAAGAAATATTCAAAAAGTAACCGGTTCTTCTATTTCTAACATTATTACTTCCTTTTTAGAAAATTCAATTGTATCTGTAGATGATGTTAGAGATAGAATGAAAATTAAACACTTTGTTATGAACATGCCTGCTTTTGATTCCAAAGCATTAAGAAAGTTTATTTTAGAAAATGAGCCGGGCATGGATATGAAAAGATCATTTGAGTGTAAGAATTGTGGGCATCACAATGAGACAACAATGCCCATGACGTCAGAGTTTTTTTGGCCCACTAAATAACTGGAGAGAAGCATTCCTGGAAGAATGCTTTTTGCTTCAGATGCACCTGAATATGAGTTATTCAGACGTGCAAAAACTCCCGGTGAGATACCGTCACTGGTTTATAAAACGCTTGTCTAAGCATTTTGATCAAAGAAACAAGCAGTTTGCACCTGAAAAACAATCAGAAAAATTTGCTCCCTTGTCAAGAATAGAAGAAATTATAAATAAAAAAATGGAATGAGATATTTATTAAGGGAGTAACACTATGCCATTGACGCCACAAGAAATTGCTCAAATAACAAATGCAGTAACAGCGGGCATTACGTCTGGATTTAGTAGTGCTACTTTGAATATTAATAGTGCTGCTGTAACAAGTATTGAAACAGCAATTCAAAACGGTTTTACTGCAGCTGTTCAATCATTAAATTCAAACTCTGGTGGTGTATCGCCTCCAGCGCCGGGCGCCGGAAGCGGAGGTTCTGGTGGCGGCTCAGGCGGCGCCGGAGGCGCCGGAGGCGGCGGAGGTGGCGGTAGTGCCGGTGGAGGCGGCGGACCGGCTGGAGGCGGCACCGGAAGCGGAATAAACACATCACAGCTTACATTGCAGAGTTCAATTTTAAACACTGTGGTAGAGGCCGCTGATGCTACTACACAGGCTTTCGGCACGCTAAATGATAGCATAGCTAGATATAGTAATACTTCTACGCAAGAAATGGTTAGAAACTTACAAGGCCAGCTCGGAATTATTACAAGATCAAACGAAACTTTAACTCAAGCAATTAAAAGAACTGAAAATTTAGGCGCTCGAGCCATAGCAAATTCTGTTATTGCATATAGAGAGAATATGGCAGAATTTCAAGAGTTTGAAGGTTTGAAAAACGGTCAAGCTCAGCAAATAATGGAGGATATAGCAAAAGATTTTGGAGATACCAGCATCAACTTGTTGCACCAGTCTGATGAAAATATGCTAAAATATTCAGCGATCTTTAAAGACTCTATGAAGATGCAATCTGAAGAAGTTTCGCAATTAATAGCTGTTGGATTTGCTGAAACAGGTGAGGCTTCTACTGCTATCTTAGATGAGATTGCAAATCAAGCAAGAGTCGTAGGTGACGCCGTGGGCATTCCCTTTGTTCAGATGGGTGAAGGTATTAGACAAGTTATGACAGACATGAATACCTTTACTGGAATTACTGTTAAATCTGCTGCAAATGTTGTTGCTAGTTTAAACCAGATGGGATTATCAGTATCAGATTTTTCACGTATGTTAACACCCTTTAGAGACTTTGACACTTCTGTTGATAAAATAGGACAATTTTCTGCAGTCTTTGGTGTACAAATGGATGCCATGGAAATGATGGCACTAGCTAACGAAAATGAAGAAGAGTTTTTGCATAGGCTTAGAAATCAGCTTCTCGATCAAGGTGTAGATATGGAAAACATGTCTAACACAAGACAAAGAGCACTTGCAAATATGCTAAACATGGATGTTCAGCAAGCTAAGATGTTTTTGCAAACAGGACAAAAGGTAACGTCTCTAGAAGATCTAAGAGAAAGAAACAGAGAAGCGGCTACAAGAGACACAGCAGATGCACTAGCAGCTCTTAATACAACTCTCGTGAGAATAGACTCAACCATGGCTGAGCAGAAAAAAATGCGTCAAGAAATGAGAGATATGGACACAGCGGGTTCTATGAGAGCCATGTCGCTGCATGCTGCGAATTTTCAAACTTCATTAAGCAAAGCATATGATAACTCTGGTGCTATGCTTGGGCACATTAAAGAAATAAATCAAGAATTTACTAACTTAACAACAGGATTTACAACCGCCGGAATTGACTTTGGTAATGCTCTCTTAAACGACGCATCTTTGTCAGAAGCTTGGGATACAGCTACAGTAAACTACCAGGCCGGAGCATCGAATTTAGCATCTATTGCAGATCAGTCAAATAGAGATCTTTTTAGATCAATTGCTGAATCTGCACATAATAGAGCAGTTGAGGAAGGAGCAGCACCTCAATCTTGGCCCAGAATGTTTAGAGCAATTGCTAGAGCGCTTGGAAGCAGTGATCACGGTGGTGATGAAATTATGGCTCATTATGTCTCTGATATTGAAAGATTTGGAAGCACTATTTCTGAACATGTTGGTATTGCTATGAAAAATATAGCTGCAGCTGTTGACAAAGAAGGAATTAAAACTAGCTTTGCAGATGCTATGAGCATTGTAAACACCGAAATTCAAGATATGGCGGGTGAAGTTAACAGCCTAGCAGATCAAATTGTACTTCCTGGGGCACCTTTGCAACTAAATTTAGCCACACCTGCAGAAGAAGCATCCCGAGACTATCAACAGTTTATTGTCTCAATACAAGATTTAATTGATAAGATTGATAATTCACCACCAGAAATAAAAGTAGAAATCGATATTGAGAAGTTGAAAGAAGCACTTTCCAATTCGATAGAAGAAGGCTTTAATAATGCAGACTATAAGTTTAACTTAAAAATTAGTGAACTGCAATTTGCTCAAATCTTAAAGAGAACAAAAGATATAACTGGCGCAGGTATTCAGCTTACTGGAGGTATGTTTTGAAAAAAAGTAGAGACGTAGTTGACGAAATTGTTTTTGCAAAAAATCAACTTACTGAGGGCTTGAGTAGTGATGAAAAAAAAGAAGTTGATATGTATTTTGAAGAAATTATAAAAGAATTTGAACCCATGATAGAAATATTTGACAAGATTTTATCAGAAGAAAAAATTCTTCAAAATATAACAAACATCATCAAAGAGCACGCGTCGGAAGAAAAATGGTCAGAAAAAATGTCAGATATGTTCAAAGAATTGGAATAAACAATGTCTAGAGAAACACTTAAAGATTTTTTATCAGAAAATGGATTTGCAGGCGTTGATGCTATTCAGTATACTCTAAATGAAGATGCGAATGATTTAGGTAAAGATACACATACGGGTGAAGATCTAATAGGTAGTTCGGGTATTATAGGCGACTTTTTAAAATATGTAGCTGAAAACCGTGGTAATTTTTATGAGTTTGAAGGTGGCAATGCAACCAATACCACAGCAGGAAAAAGAGGAGATGTCCTCTATTCACCTGATCAAT